GTGTAGGCGAGGTCGTAGTAATCGGGATTGTTCGCGGCAAACGCCGCCTCCCGATCCTTGAACGCACTCGCTTTTTCCTGCGCCGTCTTCTGCGCCTTCGCTCGCGTGGCCTGGTCTTCGCGTTCCTTGAACTTCTGCTCGACCTTCCAGTCGGCTAAGGCTTCGGAATACGCTTCCTGATCGAAGTCATGGCCTTCAAGCGTTGGCTTGCCTGTTTCATCCGCCTGCGCGGTCCGTGCCTGTTGCGGTTGCGGTTTACGCTGCTGTTGCGGATTGCGCAACGCCTCGTTTTCCCGCCGCAATTGCTCGGCTTCGCGGAGTGCTTCGTACTTTTCCCGTGTCAGCTCATTGATGCGCTTGCCTACCCCTTTGTTCTTGCGGGGCGCGGGGGCATCTGACCCGTCCGGAGCTGCCGTGGCTTCGGTAACGTCTTCCTCGTCGTCATCATCGGCAACGGGGGCGGCTGGCGTTTCGGTGATCGGTTCGGCGGCAACGGGTGCCGTCGCGGTGATGCTGTCTTCGATTGCCTTGATGCGTGTGACTTCGGTCATGTGCGTTCCTCAGAACGATTGGCCCGGAAAACCGTCCGGTTCGGACATGAAAAAACCCGCACTAGGCGGGTCGAAATAACGGATGTCGGCTGCTTACTTGCGCTTGGTGAACGGCGATTGATGCTTCGGCGTCTTGCCGGGAATGGTCGGCGGCGCGGGCGTCATCGGATGATTGCGTGGTTTCGCCACATACGGGGACTGTGCTTTCTTCATTGCGGCGCTCCGGGTAAAGAAAAACCGCCTTGCGGCGGCTGGTTGGGATCGGGTGCGGCCATTGGCGGCATGTGGATTGGTGCGCCGGGCGATGGGATCGGCGGCATCGGATTCATGGGAGGTTGCCCCGGACCTGTTGGCCCAGGCACAGACCCAAACGCATCCGCTGTCGCCTTGTCGGCAACGGCATGGGCCTGCATGACCTTCGCTGGCGTCTCGGCAACGATGAACTGCGTTTCCGCGTCGGCCTTGTTCGCCTGCGCGTCTTTCAGCTTGACCGTCGCCTCTACCACCGGATCGGGCGCAGGTGGCGGCATCGGTGGATCCTTCTCGCCGGGCTTCAATAATCCCTGTTTGACCAGCATCAAGCGCATGCCGTCGCGTATTTCGTCCATGCCTGGCGTGTCCATGTTCTTCAACACGCCGTATTGCGCGAGCATCGCCATCGGGCCTTGCGACTGCGCCAGCTGCATCATCGCGTCGAGCGTTTCCATGCGCTGCGTCGTGAAGCTCGGGCCGCTGCTGATCGTGATGTCGTACTTGCCCTGGCGCAGGTCGTTGCGCGTCTCCCATTCGCCGGTCTGCGGGTTCTGCGCAGGCTCATTGACCGTGACGAACTTCGCCGCCCCGTCCTCGCCCAATATCCGCATCTGCCGCTTGCCGACGTAAACATGCGGAATGAGGTCGTCGATGATCTCGCCCGTGAAGCGAATCGCCCGCGCAAGTGAAT